AAGCCAACATACGAGATTTGTACTCGTTGATTATAGCGGCGTCACCCTTGGGTCTACCCACTTTACCCTTGTTACCGGGTTTTACAGCGGCTAACTCTGACTTACGGGGTCTGCCACGACCTCTCTTTTTAATTTCAGTGGTCATAACACAAATTGTCCCTAATTACAACAATAGTATAACATAAGTCTTCACATAAGTCAAGCTATTTATAGCTTAGTAGTGGCAGTAGTAGTAACACGAGTGAAATCATGGGCTTACATGCGTTTAATTAAGGGTCCTTTTTGCTAGTTTTCACCTTTTTTGTGCCTGAGTGGCTACTACAATTGTCAACACAAGTCAACCCCCTCCCCCGGCCCAACATTGGCACGACTTTTGCATGTCTAAAGTTGGCACGAGTCTTGCTAGGGCGCAGAGTTGGCATGGGTTTTGCTTGTGTTGCAACATTCGTGCCAGGTCCAGAGTTGGCATGGGTTTTGCATGCGGTGCAACATTCGTGCCAACACGAGGCGCGCCCAAAGTTGGCACGAGTCTTGCATGCGGTGCAACATGCGTGCCAGTGTGCAAGTTGGCACGAGGTTTTGCATGGGGAAACTGGGGTTGACAAGTGTGTGGGCTTATGTTGGACCCTTAGAGCGCCTAGCACAACACGAGGCACAACACAAGTAAAATAAACCTGAAAAAGTGTTGCTATTCGTGAATCCGTCCGTAAAATCAAGGACACCACAAACTAAATAGGAGCGACACAGATGGAAATAGCTATCAAAGAAAGCAGACGCAAAGAAGCCTTAACACTGGCCGAACAGATCAACCAGAATAGGTTCAGCGGTAAAGAAATAACCAGCGAGCAGACTGTACGACTCTGCGAACTGTTAGCCATACTTTTGGAAGCATAGGAGAAACACAAGATGAAACAGGACGCTACAGCGGTAATCACTCAGCAGTTCATTGACGCCATAGAAGGCGGCATGGTCGAGGGTAAATGGATTAGACCATGGCAAAACACAGGCGACGGTTTCCCTACTAATGCTCTTACAGGTCGACCCTACAGCGGCACAAATGCCTTCATGCTTTTAATTGCCGGCGGTGGTCAGTGGGCGACCTATAAACAATGGCAGGAACTAGGCGCGCAAGTACGCAAAGGTGAAACGTCAACAAAGATCCTCCGGCCTATAATCAAGAAGGACCCGGCGAAGATTAAGGAAGACATGCTGATAGGCTTCAGCGCTGCCAGTGTATTCTCAGCAGCTCAGGTTGACAATTACAACGCACCTACAATTGAGCCTAGAACCTTCGAGGATTCAGCACAAGCAGAGGCTTTTGTTGTTGCTACAGGTGCGACCCTGAACCACTCGCGAGACGGATCACGGGGAGCCTTCTACGTACCTTCTGCCGACTATATCAACATGCCCGTAAAAGAGTTATTCATAAACGAGCAAGAATACTACAGTACTTTACTGCATGAATTGAGTCATTGGTCCGGGCACGAGTCTAGGCTTGACAGGGGCTTGAACACTAGCAGGTTTGGGGAAGAAGCCTATGCCTTCGAGGAACTGGTAGCAGAGTTGTCTAGCACGTTCCTTTGTGCTCATTTAGACGTGCATCAGGGCTATCAGGACAATCACGCGAAGTACCTCAAAAGCTGGTTAAAAGTACTCAAAAGCGACACAAAAGCGCTCATGACGGCCGCTAGTCAAGCCCAAAAAGCTTTTGACTACTTGTGTAAGTTTTCACAAGCTGAAGCAGTAGAAGCAGCCTAAGGAGATTCTACAGCTCTGCCCATGTTGCAACGTGGGCTTTGCTGTAGTATCTTTCACAATTCACAACACAAGGACACCAAAACATGACAATCAGACTTTCTAAAGCTGGCAAGATGCCTTGCAGGTCATGGTCATTACAGGCCCTTACGACTTGTCCCGGTAGCATAGGCGACAAGGGTAAACTCGTGGATGCCTGCAAGGGATGCTACGCGACTGCTGGCAATTATCGCTTCCCCAATGTCAAACAGCCACGTGAGTCTAACCAGAAAGACTGGAAACGCGACACATGGGTTGCCGACATGGTGGCAGAATTAGACAACGATAGATACTTCCGATGGTTTGACTCCGGCGACGTGTACAGTCTAAAGCTGGCCGAAAAGATTCTTGCGGTGATGAAGGCGACGCCATGGGTCAAGCACTGGCTACCGACTCGCATGTATAAGTTTGTCAAATTTCGCGCTGTGTTTGCTGCAATGGAGTCTCTGCCTAATGTTGTCGTGCGCTATTCGTCTGATAGTGTTACAGGTGAAGTAGTAGCAGGACGCAACACAAGCACGATTGTACCTAGTTTAGACTCTGGCAATGGTAACCTAACGGTTTGCGAGTCTAGTACCAGAGAAGGCAAATGCGGCCCTTGTAGAGCATGTTGGAATCAAGACGTGTCTGTGATAGCATATCCAGCACACGGCAAAACGATGTTGAAATTAATTAATCTGAAGGAGGTGGCATAGCATGACAAACTGGCACAACGAAACAATAAAACGCTTCAAAACACTAGATAGTGATTCATTACTCTATATCAGACAAGACGCCTACAATGCGGCAAAGGCGGGAGAAACAATAGACAATCCAAAAACCGGGCAGTACTGGGATGAGTTCCACTATGCCGCCCAAGAATTGAGACGGCGCAAGATTACCGCAGTAGAATTTTAGCCTACTGATGAGCCTGTGAAACTCAGGCGAAACCCTTCGGGGTCTAGGTATTAATAAAACTTTAAAACAACTGGAGAGTAAAATGTCTACATTTAGAATACAAAGAACACGTAAAGCGCCTGTTTCAATAAACCAGAAAACCAGACAAAACACGTGGAGAGCCATCTTTCAAAGCATGGGAAAGGGTCATTGGTTCTTGGTTACTAAGCCAAACTATGCTAAGGTTTCACAGGCGGCTGCAACGCACATCAAAGGCAAGTACAGCCTGTACAAGCATCCGACGCGCAAAGATTGTCATGTGTTTATGATTAAAGAAAAGTAGAAAGGAGCAGTAGAGCATGTCCAAGAACATCAAAGAAGCATTTCAAGCCTGCATTGGGTCAGGTATAATCTTTGGCCTTGTGTTGGCCTTTGACCTAATAGGGGCCAAACTATGACCACGAGAGCAACACGAGAACAAATACTACAGGCTTACGGTGTCCTGCATCAATTGCACGACGGGGAGCCTAATATCGGGAAGTACTACAAGCAAACCCTCCGGGAAGCAATGGACGCCTTGAACAGCTTCCAACGGTCCCGGTTGTACGATGAACCACGAAAGGAGGAAGTAGAATGAATCTATTTTTCGTTGAGGAGGAGCCGGTAGCAGCAGCTCAGGCCCTATGCGACAAACACGTGGTCAAGATGATCCTAGAGACTGCCCAAATGCTCAGCACTGCTCACAGGCTCTCAGAGACCCCACAAGCGCCCTTTGTGTACAAGGTGACCCACAAGAACCACCCAAGCACAAAATGGCTCAGATCGTCCCAAAATGCGTACAAGTGGGGCCTAGAGCACCTAGAGGCCCTGTTCGCTGAGTATTCACACAGATACGGCAAGATTCACAAGACAGAAAAGGAAAAACTACAGTACCTGAAGGTGATCCCTAGGGACCTGCCACAAGCGCCTTTTGTCGATCCTCCGCAGTGTATGTACGACGATTGTCGAGGTGTTGACACTGTGGCAGCGTATCGGGCATACTACCGCACAAGACGCAACGAAATCGACATGCGTTGGACCAATCGACCCATGCCAGCATGGTTACAACAAAAGGAGGTGACACAATGAGCCAGTTACATCTAAGGATGAGCTTTAAAAACCACGATTACCACACAATGCACGACGGGGAGTTGATCCTGTTCAATCTGGAGGACTACCAGCCCTATGAGCCAGAGAATTGTTTACATGAATCGTATCTGTTCTGTGATATCATCATAGACGATAAACCCGTCGACCACTACGCCCTAACGGCGAGCCAGTACGACGCAATGACCGCAACCGTAGCAGAGGGAAGTTATTATGAACATTGAGAAAGACCATTGTGATTATTATCTAGAGGTTTACTACTGGGAACATACTTTAGTGGATAAAGTCGTGACCAAAAAGGAAAAGGTTATTCTGGCGTCCGTGGGTCTTTACCGGGACTATGATCTAGAGTTTGAAGATCAGTTGAAAATCTTGACGGATCTTAGAGAAAACCTAATTTCAGCCTATATGAATTGGCCTGATGGAGAAGTAGCAGTAGAGTTCACCATAAGAGAGGAGTTTATAAACGCATGAACATTTTTAAGAAGCTATGGCTCTTTGTGTGCCTAGAGACTAAAGGCTTATTCGAAGACCTAATATCAGGAAACCTGACGGAAAAAGAACAAGAAAACCTGTTCTGGCTCTTTGTCACCCTTTGGGGTCTCGTTATGGTGGTCTTTTTTATACTTCATGAACCTACAGGGGCGGTGTTTGACCTATGAAAGTAGAATTATTAGACGTTATGGGCAGTGATCTGACAGTAGTCAACGCTGCCAGAGTATCCTTTGCTATGGAGTCAGAGGAGTTCGGCAGCAGAGACAAGAAGCTGATTAGATACCTAGCAGCCCACGGACACTGGACACCCTTTGCACACGTACAGGTGCAGTTGCGTATCAAAGCGCCTGTGTTCGTCGCTAGGCAGCTTGTGAAGCATCAGGTGGGTCTAGTGTGGAACGAGGTCTCAAGACGCTATGTGGACTTTACACCAGAGTTTCACGCACCAGAGGCATGGCGTAAACGTGCGCCAGATAAGAAACAAGGTTCATCATTAGAAACATTTGAGGGAAAACAGGAGGAACGCTGGAACGAAAAGTACTGTGACCTATTAGAACGTGTGCGAACAACCTACGATAACATGGTTGCGGCTGGTGTATCACCGGAGCAGGCCCGTATGATCCTACCGCAGTCGATGATGACTGAATGGTACTGGACTGGGTCTCTGGTAGCCTTTGCTCGTGTGGTGTCTCAGAGGATCTCAGAGGACGCACAGTACGAGTGCAGAATAGTAGCAGAAAAGATTGACCAACTACTTGTAAACTACGAGCCAATCAGTTACAGTTGGTCTTGTTTAACTCAGAGGATATAATTATGGCAATAGGAACTAGAGTTTTCGTCCATGACACTGCATCAATCAGTATCAAACGGTGTTTAGCAGACGAAAAAGTAGAACATTCTAGAGATAGCTGGGACATTGTGATAACAGACGACAAGGGCGAAACTGTGGTAATGTACTGCTTCGGAGACAAGGCAGTGCTCACAGCAGACCTGACAGGAGAAGGAGTATGAACAAGCTAAAGAAAGCAGTGGCAGTTATACTTACGATACCAGTGTGGCTACCAGTAGTTTTTTTTCTGGGAGTATATTTTTTAATCATAGATGTAGAAAAAGTACACAAAGAATTTGAGGAGAACTAAACATGAGATGCAAAGCCTGTAATAAAATTTTGGAAGACCTAGAGCTAATCCGGAAGGACTCACGGGGCGACTACTACGACCTCTGCGGAGTATGCCTGAGCAGTGTGTACGCCTGTGAAATAGAAGACGATAACTTTTTTGAAAATATCAGGGGAACCCTATTGACACCGGAGGCAGATTATGATACCCTCTACTAAAGTAGTACTTAGGTTACTACTTAGGTAATAAACTAGAGAAGTAACAGTAGAAGTACTACATTAGTTTAACTTAAGTTTAGCGAAAGGAGGTGAAAAAAGTAGACACGAGCTAAAAAAACGTGGTATACTATTAGCATGGCCAGTGAGAATCATTGGTCAAAACAAAAGCAAACAACGGAGATTATTCCCTATGGCAGCAACAGCAACAGTAATTGAAGGCATCGTAAACTTCAGCAACGTAACGCAGCACGACGTGTTCAACGGTCAGTCAACGGGTGCTTACTCTATGACCATCACGATTGACGACGAAGACGCAGACTTCTTAGCCTCACAGGGTGTCAAGATTAAGGACTACCAAGGCAAAAAGCAGCGTAAGTTCAAGTCTAAGTACGAGGTCAAGCGTTTCACCGCAGACGGTCAACCGTTTACAGGTGAGGTCCCTTATAACTCTAAGGTCCGACTCAAGTTCAAACTAGGTCAACCTCATCCGGTACACGGCATGGCTACTTATCTAGAGGCCGTGAAGGTCCTAGAGAAAGCAGAGATGGCCGAAGGTGATTCTGCGGACTTCTAGGGGTGTCTAAATTCATTAGACATGATGGGTGTCCGAAGTGTGGATCTTCGGATGCCCTAGCCATTTACGACGACGGTGGGGCGCATTGCTTCGCCGTCAGTTGTGACTACCATATCAACGGTAAAACAGGTATGACAATAGTAACAACACAGAAGACAACCACTACAACCCCACTAAACATGGCTGGTGTAGTGTCCTCTATACCTCAGCGTAGGCTGTCTCAGGATACCTGTGGGCGCTTCGGTGTGACCGTGGAGTACTCGACAACAGGAGAAATCATACGACACCACTACCCGTACTACAAGACAGACACAGGCGAGCTGAGTTCTTCCAAGGTTCGCGAGGTGAAAACCAAGAACTTCCACACTACTGGTGACGTAACCGGAGTTGGGTTCTTTGGTCAGAAACAGTGTAAAACAAACAAGTACATCACGATCACTGAGGGTGAGCTGGACGCAATGGCAGTCTACGAGATGTCAGGTAAGCAGTGGGACGTGGTTTCCTTACGATCAGGGGCGTCCAACGCAGCCAAGGAAGTCAAGGAACAGCTAGAGTGGCTGGAGTCCTACGAGACCGTGGTCCTGTGTTTCGACAACGACAAAGCCGGTGACGCTGCGGTGGACCAAGTCAAAGACTTGTTCAGCCCTAGCAAGCTAAAGATTGTCAAGCTCCCCCTCAAGGACGCTAGTGACATGCTCATAGCCAACCGTGTCAAGGACTTCACGCAGTCATGGTGGAACTCTAAGACCTACAGGCCAGACGGTATCGTCGCGGGTACAGACACGTGGGACAACCTCGTGGAAAAAAGAAACGTCAAGTCTATTCCGTATCCGTGGGAAGGCTTGAATGTCCTCACGAGAGGCCACAGACCGTACGAACTTGTGACCATCACCAGTGGCTCAGGCATGGGTAAGTCTCAGTTCATCCGTGAGATCGAGTACGACTTGCTCAAGCGGTGCGAAGGTAACATCGGTGTCCTAGCGTTAGAAGAGGATTTGTCTAGGACTACTTTGGGCATCATGTCCATAGCAGCCAACAGACCTCTGCACCTAGAAGAAGAGACTTCCGTGGCTGACCTGAGACCTTTCTGGGAAGCCACTATGGGTACCGGGCGGTACTACCTGTTCGACCACTGGGGTTCTACTTCTGCTGACAACCTCTTGGCACGTGTGCGTTACATGGCGAAGGCTCTGGACTGCAAGTTTATAGTCCTAGACCATCTGTCCATCGTGGTGTCAAGTCAGGAATCAGGAGACGAACGTAAGGCCATCGACGAGATCATGACGAAGCTCAGGACGCTCGTGGCTGAAACCGGAGTCTGCCTGTTCCTAGTGTCACATTTGAAGAGAAGCAGTGGGCAGGCTCATGAGGACGGAGGCAAGATATCATTGTCAGAACTCAGAGGGTCACAGGCTATCGCCCAGTTGTCCGACATTGTCATAGGCATGGAGCGAGACCAACAGCATGAAAACGAAGAGATCAGGAACACAACAACTGTACGTGTCCTCAAGAATCGTTACACTGGTGAAACTGGTCCTGCTTGTTGGCTGTCTTATGATAGGTCTACCGGCAGACTGAGTGAAGTCGCTAATCCAAACATAGGGGATGACTTTTGATTTATCTTGACCTAGAGGCCAATGGTTTGACTCCGGACACCATTTGGTGCGTAGTGACACGTGAGAATGGGGCAAATGTAGTACATACCACCCCGGATACGCTGTCAGACGCACTGAGAGGCTCTGTGAGCGTCGTTGGGCATAACCTAATAGGATACGATATCCCTGTCCTAGAACGCCTCTGGGGCATCACAGTGGCTCCTGAGAGGGTCCTAGACACTTTGGTTTTGTCACGTTTGTACGAGCCAAGTAAGCTAGGTGGGCACTCACTGAGAAACTGGGGAGAGTGCTTAGGCTTCCCAAAAGGAGACCACACGGACTGGTCGCAGTTGTCACAGGAGATGATCGACTACTGCATCCGAGACGTTGAGGTAACAGAAGCAGTGCATCAGAAGTTAATGCAAGAAATGACTTGCTTTTCCCCTAATTGCATAGAACTAGAGCATAAAGTACAAGCCTCAGTTCAGCAGCAGGAGATAAACGGGTGGGTCCTAGATCAGCCATTGGCTAGGGACCTGTGTGCAACATTTAAGGAGAGAATGAATGAAATCGAAGAAGACTTACAGCAGAAGTTTCCCCCGATTGTCCACGAGCGTTGGTCAGAGAAAACGGGCAAGAAGCTTAAGGACAAGGTTGAAGTTTTTAACGTGGGTTCTCGGCAGCAAATTGCGAAGAGGCTTTCGAGCCTTGGGGTTTGCTTCGACAAACTCACGGAAAAAGGCAACCCGATAGTCGATGAAGCAGTCCTAGAGACCATCGATCTTCCGGAAGCTAAGGTCGTCAGTGAGTACCTGATGCTACAGAAAAGATACGCGCAGGTTCACTCGTGGCTAGAACACGTGAAGGAAGACGGCAGGGTCCACGGACGTGTCATCAGCAACGGTGCAGTCACAGGACGTATGACGCACCAGTCGCCCAACATGGCGCAGGTTCCAGCAAGTCACAGCCCGTACGGACACGAGTGTCGGTCTTGTTGGACTGTGCCAGAAGGTAAGAAGCTAGTGGGTTTTGACGCTAGTGGTCTTGAGTTGCGTATGCTGGCTCATTACATGAAAGACGAGGACTACACCAATGAAATTATCAACGGAGATATCCACACAGCAAATCAACGCCTTGCTGGACTTGAATCAAGAAATCAGGCAAAAACTTTCATCTATGCCCTCTTATACGGAGCAGGAGATGAAAAACTTGGGTCTGTGGTTGGAAGAGGTAGAACGACTGGCAAAAAACTTAGAGAATCTTTCCTTAATAATCTGCCATCATTCGCAGCTCTTAAGGACAGAGTATCAAACGCGTCTTCAAGAGGTTACCTCACTGGACTTGACGGTAGAAGGCTCGGAGTCAGATCTGAACATTCCGCTTTGAACACGTTGTTGCAAGCAGCAGGGGCCATCGTAATGAAGAAGGCACTGGTGATCTTGGACGACTACGCGAAGCTATGGAAGTTGGACTACAAAATTATAGGAAATATACATGATGAAATCCAGTCGGAAGTTGCAGAGAAAGACGCAGAGAAGTTTGGCTGGCTCGCAGTCGAGTGCCTCAAGGCGGCGGGTCTGGAGTTTAATCTCAGATGTCCGTTGGACGGAGAGTACAAAGTCGGAACAACGTGGGCAGATACCCACTAAGGAGAAGTACGAATGATTTATGCAAAAGTAAACGGCAAGTACTATAAAGACAATCCTGAAAGGCAAAAATTTAGAAACAATAATCGCATGTGGGTAAATGGGAAGTACATTAGACAAACCCACCCTTTGCACAAGCCGGGACGATACAAGAACTTTGAACAAGCAGCCTTCAGCAGCCTAGAGAAGTACGAGAGCAGTGTCGAGGGTCAGGTGTACGCCATTACCAACCCTAACTTCCCTGACTGGGTAAAGGTAGGTATGGCTGTTGACGCTGAGGACCGCTTAAACAACTACCAAACTTCTTCACCTTTTAGAGATTATGTGTTACAATATAGGTATGACGTAAACGATCGTCGTCAGGCAGAATCACAGGCGCACACAGAGCTACAAAAGCTCTACGAACGCAGAGGAGAGTGGTTCAAATGCACACCGGAGCAGGCCAGAGTTGTCGTCTCCAGTACAGCGGAAGATTACAAATGAAAAACACGTACAACCTAGTGAGCGACATCTACAGCCTAGTGTCTACCAAAGAGGTAGCCGAAGGAGTAGACATCGAGAGCTGCATCGAGCTGTTCGGTGAGAACGTGAAGGACCTTATGCGTAAGGAGTTCACAGAGGTCCGAGACGACTCGCGTAAACTACGTATGTCGAACATTGGGCGCGACGAGCGTTTCCTCTGGAACGTGTACAACGACGTGGAAAAAGGAGAAGACATAGAGCCACACACGTACGTCAAGTTCCTCTACGGTCATCTCATTGAAGAACTGCTACTGTTCCTCACAAGAGCTGCTGGTCACACTGTGACTGATGAGCAGAAGAAGTGTGAGGTCAACGGCATCAAGGGGTCTATGGACTGTAGGATCGACGGGATTGTGACTGACGTTAAGTCCACTTCCACCTACGGGTTCAAGAAGTTCAAAGAAGGTACTCTGGCTTACGACGACCCCTTCGGGTACATAGGTCAAATCAAGGGTTACGCTCACTCAGAAGGTGAAACCAAGTTTGGCTGGTTGGCAATGGACAAACAGAATGGGCACCTGACGTACTTACTGTACGACTCAGAGGACACACAAGCTCCTGTGTACGACCTGATCTCTTATGATATAGAAGAAAGGATTGAACGCATAAAAAAGCTAGTGGAGCAGGAGGAACCACCCGAAGTATGCTACAAGCCTATCGCAGATGGAAAAAGTGGCAACCAGAAACTCGCTATCGGATGCTCCTACTGCTCTTACAAAAAACGGTGTTGGCCTTCCGTAAGAGGGTTCGCATATTCATCAGGTCCACGTTATTTAGTAGAGGTATTCAATGAGCCGAAGGTCCAAGAAATCGAAGTTTCGTAGTGTCTTTGAGGAGGAGACTGCAAAGGTACTGGAGGGCTTTGAGTACGAACCTTATATGGTCCCTTACACCATCCATCGTAACTACAAGCCAGACTTTGTACACATGGCTAGTGACACGCTGGTGGAATGTAAGGGGTTCTTTAGGGAAGGAGACACTCAGAAGTACAAAGCAGTCAGAGACAGCTTAGAGAGCCATCAGAGACTTGTGTTTGTCCTCATGGGTCCAAACAAGAAAGTAAGAAAGGGTGCTAAGATGACAATGTCTGAGTGGTGTGAAAAAGAAGGGCTTGCGTGGTACACATTAGATACACTAGAGGAGTTGATAGAAGATGTCTCTAACAATGGAAGAAATTAAGGAACGTCTGCTGAGGACCTACGATCCTGAAGACTTTTTGGAAACACTGGAGATAACCTCTGATGAGCTTCTGGACAGGTTCGAGGACAAGCTGATAAATAGACTGGAGTACTTTGCGGAGGAGTTAGCAAGTGAAGAGGAGGACGAAGATGAGTATTGACTTAGCGACGCCTAAAGAATGGGACGCTTTAGTTCATAAGCCTCCTCATTACAACCAAGGCGGTATGGAGGCTATCGACTACATTAAGCAGCAGCTAGGAGAAGGTATTGTAGACTACTGTGAGGGCAATGTGCTTAAGTACTTACACAGGTGGCGTTACAAGAATGGACTACAGGACTTGCAGAAGGCTCAGTGGTACTTAAACAAGATGGTCAGAGAACAGGAGGCGCTAGAATGAAAGTGATCGAAGGTGCTTTCGGTGGAAACAAGCAGAACATAAACAAGATATCTGTTCCTGACGTGTTTAAACTCATAGTGGACAATGAAAACTTAGAGAACTACGAGGATGCTTTTTGCATCATTAAGTCCGAAGAGTACATCATGGTTTCTACTAACATGGACACGTACGAACTAGCTTTCTTACTGGACCAACTGAAAATGTCACTACTAACAGGAGGAGAATACGAATTATGATGGACGCATATCAACAGTACATCCATAAATCTAGGTACGCCCGGTACATACCGGAAGAACAACGACGGGAAACATGGGAAGAGACAGTGAACCGTTACTTGGACTTCTGGGTGTCAAAAAACAAACTGACGGAGAAGGAGGCCCTAGACCTGTACGTTCCTATTCATGATCTAGACGTGATGCCCAGCATGAGAGCACTCATGACTGCCGGGGAAGCCTTGGACAGAGACAACGTAGCTGGGTTTAACTGCTCCTACCTACCTATCGATCACCCTAAAGCCTTCGACGAAATGATGTACATCCTCATGTGTGGAACTGGGGTTGGCTTCAGTGTCGAACGACAGTACATTAGTAAGCTACCTGAAGTAGCTGAGGAGTTCCATGATACAGATACCGTTATACACGTCGCTGACAGCAAAATTGGATGGGCTAAAGCATACCGAGAACTTATCGCAATGCTCTTTAGCGGTCAAGTTCCAAAGTGGGACGTGTCTGGAGTTAGAGCTGCGGGGGCAGCCCTTAAGACTTTCGGAGGTCGAGCGTCTGGTCCAGAACCTCTTGTTGATCTGTTTCAGTTCACGGTTGATGTTTTCAGAGGAGCTAGAGGTCGAAGACTTAGCTCCATTGAGTGCCACGATCTATGCTGTAAAATTGCACAAATCGTCGTCGTGGGGGGAGTCAGAAGAAGTGCTCTCATCAGTCTTAGTAACCTCACTGACGATAGGATACGTAGAAGCAAATCAGGACAGTGGTGGATAGATAATCCTCAGCGTGGCTTGGCTAATAACTCAGCTTGTTACACAGAGAAGCCTGACTTTGAAGCCTTCTTGAACGAGTGGAAGTCTCTGTACGAATCACGGTCAGGAGAACGAGGTGTCTTTAGTCGTGTCGCTAGTCAGCGTCAGGCTGCTAAGAATGGACGCAGGGACGCTACCTTTGAGTTCGGGACTAATCCATGCTCAGAGATTATCCTAAGACCTTACCAGTTCTGTAATTTGTCGGAAGTAGTGGTTAGGGCCAATGACACCTTGGAAGGCTTACGGCTGAAGGTACGCGCTGCTGCTATCTTAGGGACTCTACAGGCAACCCTGACTGACTTCAGGTACTTGCGTAAAATCTGGAAAGACAACACAGCAGAAGAAGCACTCTTGGGTGTATCATTAACAGGCATCATGGACCATCCAGTGATGTCAGGGAGGAAGAATCGTGCAGATCTACAGTACTGGCTCACGCGGCTTAAAGACGAAGCTATTGAAACTAACCGTGTTTGGGCTAAACGCCTTGGCATCAATGTTAGCACTGCCATTACTGCTGTTAAGCCTTCCGGTACTGTATCTCAGTTGGTTGATAGCGCGTCTGGCATCCACCCTAGATATGCGGAGCAATACATTAGACGAGTAAGAGCAGACGCACGAGACCCCTTGTGTGCTGTCCTAGAGGCCGCAGGAGTCCCTGTGGAGCTAGACGTGACTTCTTCTACTACTAAGGTCTTCTCGTTCCCCATCAAGTCTCCTAAGAAGGCTGTGGTGGCTACGGACATGGGTGCTATGGAGCAGCTTGAGTTATGGGAGATGTATCAGGACTTCTGGTGTGAACACAAGCCGTCCATGACTTGCTACTACAGAGACGATGAGTTCCTAGAGGTGGGGCAGTGGTTGTACAACAAGTTCGACAAGGTTAGTGGCATCAGCTTTCTGCCTTATTCAGAACATACGTACCAACAGGCACCTTATGAGCCTGTGGACCTAGAGACGTACCAATCGTTAGTCAAGGATTTTCCCAAGGCTATCGACTGGAACATCTCAGAGGCTTCTGACATGACGGAAGGGTCGCAGCAGTTGGCCTGTGTTGGCAATAGTTGCGAGATCTAGAGTGAAACTGGGGGGCCTTAGCGCCCCTCTTCTTCTTGCTGTTTAAGACCAGCTGAAGTCACTCCAGCAGCAGAAGTTAGCATCCCTCCTTGTCTCATTCTTTCTGCAGAAACTACTTCAGCGCTAGGTTTAGCAGAAGCTATATCTTCAAGAGCAGCTTCTACATCTACAGCTTGCGTGTCTTTTGAAACAGGCGCTCTATTAGAAATATCAGCTTTAGGGTCTTTAAAATTCTTAAACACCGGAGGAGTCACTGCTATTAAAGAATTTGGTGCAACTCTGTCAACTACAGTTTTTACTGGTTTCAAGTTTTCAAAAAAGTCATGAACGTCTGACATAATTAAAGCAGTTGTTCCGTCAGGCTTCACATAACCAGACACATGAATACCGCCTTCAACAATTGCAGATCCTTTTGTGCTACCTGAAAAATAAACTTTTCCGTCTGCTTCTTTTCCTGTTATTGTTAGTCCTTGTCTCGACAACTCATCAATCAAAGTTCCTTGGTTTACGTTACGACCTTCCAAAGCTTTGAAAGCGTTGTTTATCCTATAAGCAGGAGAGCCTTCTTTTTTAGTGTTGGTCAAGTCATAAAAATGATTACCAGAGGTTTTTCCTTTAGCTGCTCGTTTCATTACGACTAAAGCAGGAACTCCCGCTTCTCCAAGAGAGTCTTTATGTGCGTTTATGATGTTTTGTTCTAGTCTGTTTGAAACACCCTCAGGGAAAGACACGTCGTACTTATTACTTTTTGCTTGATTGTTTTTTGAAAACCAAGAAGATAAGGTTCCTCGTTGATAGTTGTTGTAAGGCTCAACAAAAGACTCCAAAGCAATTTGAGAAAGTCCTTCGTTTAGTCCTCCTTTTCTACCGCCCTGAGCCCCAATGTGCATCTGATAAATAGCTTCCGCTACGGCTTTTGGAATCCCGCGAGAAGCCAGCTTAGAACCTAATTCCTGTATTTCTCTATCAATTTCTTTATGCTTTTCTGTGAGTTTTCCTTTTTGTTTCGGAAGATTTCTATATTCTTGTTGTTTTTCTGCAATGTCTTCTAGAATTTTTTTACCTTCAGGAGTCTCAGCTAATCTGGCTGCTACCATGTGAGATTCTATAATTTCTTTACCTGTATTAGACAGACCTTGTTCCCTAAAAAGCGCACGTGATTCAGGACTAAACAAGTCTTTTACAGTGTTTTTGAAGCCTGTTTTTGCAAAATCGGCAACTGAGCTTATTTTAGAAACTGCGGCTCTTGTTTCTTTTGTCGATTCAAAGTTTTCTGATTTTAACTTGTTTTGTCCAAGTTTACCGCGAAGATTCTTCAATTTACCCTGCAAAGAAGAAGGAACAAGCATAGAAGACTCAGCAAAGTCTAAAACACTGTTTAAACCAGAGTTTGAAGAATACAGCTGCTTTTCTAATGTTTTTTGTCCAGCAGTTAAGGGGGCAGAAGCACCTGAGGGGTCTGGAGTATTTGCAGTAACTTCTCTTCGACCATAAAAATTGTCAATGTAGTTATCTAAAGAGGCCAAAAGCATACCTCTACCTGACTCTTTTCCAGTAATCTTATCTACTCGCTTTCCTGCTTGTATAGCTGCTGCGGCACCTCCTCCTCCTAAAAGAAGATCTGTGGCTTCTAAGCCCGCTTCTAAATTTCTGTAAAAACGGGGGTATTCTTCAGATAAGTACTCTGCACCAGCTTTAACGGGTCTTGTGACAGGCTCTAAAACAACCCCAGCAGCAGGAAACATATACCCAGCAGCTTCCATCACAGGCGATAATACTTGTCCTGCTACGTTTCCAACAGTTGCTCTAGAGAGGTTACCCGTTGTTCTTAGTGCTAACTCAGGAAAAGTAATTTCTCCTTGGTCAAACATGCCATATTCTTGGCGCTGTAAGTCAACAGCCCCTTTAATATTTTCTTCACCTCTTTCACGAAAAAGAGGAGCCCTGTTTGCGTATAGGATTGACATTATTTATCTTCCTGATTTTGTTCAGCTTCAGCTACTATCTGCTCCCCTGCTGCTTTAAATGCTGAATACACAAGGGCTCTTTGAGCCAATAAAGATTTTTTAGTCACAGGATCTTTAGTCCTAGCTAAGGCTTTTTCTATCTCTTTAAAAACATCATTAAGAGCGTAAGATACTTTAGCACGTATATTTGCTGGTGTTTCTGCTTTAATTAATCTTTTTAAAATTATGAAAGGAGAAGCAGCAACGCCTAATCCTAAAGTAGCAGCTGCGTTTATAAACTGACTTGTTATAGTTTCTCCCACATATTTATCTAGTCCTAACTCATGAATATAACGACCCACAGCTGTTTGAGATTCATTAGCTGCTTTCGTTGCTATATTATCTTGTACGCTTAGTATTCTACTTTGTCGTCCAAGTATATCTTTGGCTTCTGGAACAACATCAAATATAGACCTGTTTCCTGCTCTACGAACAGCATGAGCAACTAGAGTATCTGCATTTAGCTTAGAACCACCCACATCAATACCAGAACGTCTCATCTTGTCGTCAAAAATACGACGGGCGTTTAAAAAACCCTCTGCAGTATTCCCCTGCTCTTTTAATATAGCTAAAAATTCGTCATAGTTTTGCTGTAATTTCTTTTTAGCCGCCTTGTTATTTAGTATTCTAGGATTGGCGCTTACCATTTCTTTAAACTCTGCCCCAAGATATTCTCTAAATTTAGCATCGTCTATTGTTTGTATTTTTCTTCTTCTAGACATGCCTAAAAGAATTCTGTCAAGCTTATCTAAATACTCTTGTGTTTTATTTAAATTTTGTTGTAAAGTTAAATTTCCTTTAACTCCTGCTTTTTTTAACTCGTCTATAACATCAAGTTGGTCTTGGTTTGCTAGTTGTTGTTGTGACCTGAGAGGGCCTCTAGGATCTGTAGTTAGTTTAGCTTGCTCTATGCTTTTTTTAGGGGAAGAGTAAGCAATATTGTAAATATCTTTATCAATTCCTGCTAACGGCTGCGTAACTTTTCTTGTTCCAATACTTGAAACTTTTATTGGTTTTAGGTCAGGAGAAAAATTTGTTAATATTCTTTTAGGAAGTCCCAGCTGTATTTCAAAAAACGATGCCCAGTTAGCTGCATCATTTGGGTTTTTTTCTGAATACTCTTCCCATGCTTCAGCACCTTCTGATAAAGCTTTCATAGCTAACTGACCAGTTTCAGTTTGTAAAGCACTATTAAGAAACTCCATAGTTCCTTCTTTAGCTGCATCAGGCAATAAACCAAAAGCCCCTTCTGCTCCAACCATAATTGTATTAGCAAGAACATCAAAACCAAGAGAAATAGGATTTCCTACTGTTTGAAGCAATACAGAAGGATAATCAGTCCCTGCTTGCACGTCCGTAAGACCAGCGGGAGTAGAAGGTCCTTGTGTCATAAGACCCGCCTGTTCTCCTATTCGACCAGCAGTCGCGGAACCACGCTCAAGAAACCTTTGTCCGGGCTGCGTAAAAATACGATCAAAAGCTGAAGGTTCTTCTGGAAGATTAGCATTATCCAGAGTTACTTGTCTTTCTTCTAAAATTCTTGCAAGAATAGCAGAGTCGTCGTCTTGTTTTTTTACTTCTTTATCAGCGTCTGTCCTAGAACCAAATATTTTTTCAAAAACTTCTGTATCTGTATCCATCTTTAAATGTCCAGTTTTTTGAATGATCCGTCTACAAGCTTATATGCAGGTCCGTTTCTACCCTGAGGCGCATACATGATTACTCCTGTTTCTACGTCTTTTCCGTATCCTGCGGCTTTGTACTCAGGACTGTTCCAATCAATAGCTTCGGTAGGGACTATTCCAGAAGCAATTTGCTGTATTCTATCTAAGTGGTTAAAAACTTTAGTTAATGAGTCTAACTGAGCTTGTTCTGACTGGCCTATTTCTAAAGTAGCAATTTCTGACTGCAAAGCTCTAAGTTCTAAATTAGAGACTTGTCCTAAACCAGTAGCTCCCTGTTTTGAAGCTTCTTTTAAAGCCTGAATTGCTTCAAGACCTAAACTAGCCTTAACAGAGTCCATTAAACTTTTTCTATCGTATGCTGTTGAGCCTCCCCAAAAATTACCCAAGAGTTGTCCTAAAACTCCAGAAGCAGTCCAGTCGGTGTATCGACCTTCTTCTTTCATAAGTTCTGAAATGTCACCTTTAATTCTTACGATTTGAGAAATTCGATCATTATCCATTTCTATTTGTTCTAGTGTTTTACCTTCAGGTTTAGTAGGAACAGTTTGAGTAAGTTTACCGTCTTCAAATACTCGAATATTAGGATCATCTTTTGTTGGTCTTATAATATTGATTTTAGGTTTTGCAGCAGCAGTAGGTTTAAAAGGACGTTCATATAAAACTTCACCTGTAGGAGAAACTAAAGCTCCTCCCGCAGAAAGAGACACAGGTTTAGCAGTTTCATTTAAACGAGTTCTTAGTTGCTGAACACGAGGCTCCAATAGTCCTGCCCTGTCTCCTGCTTGAGCAGCCGCTTTTAATAAATTAGAAGCTTCTGTTCTAACCGAAGCAGGGAGAGAAGGATTATTAGCATAGTCTTGTAGTTCAGTCATTAGCATTTGTGCGCCAGCTCTGGTTTCTTGTGTTTTTTCTTGAGCTTGTTGTTGTTGTTTTTCACCAGCAATAGCAGCCTGCATCACCTTAGCAGCTTCTTGTGGGTTCCTAACAGCTAACTGTTGCGCCAAGATCTTCATACTTGCGAAGTCTCCAGAGCCTTGTGCGCCCTGTATCTGTTGCATCAACTGGTTAAACTCTTGCTGCTTTCGTTGGTCTTTCATTTGACCCGGAATACCACCAATAGCAGCACCCAAGCCAAACAAGCTTTCTGCCATTTGTGGCCTACCTAAGTTAGCCAAGAACTGTTGTGAAAATTTAGCCATTACGTGTTTTCCTTATTTAAACAAGCCACCAAGTGCTGCTGAACCTAGTTGACCACCTACTCCACCGGAAATGTTAGCTTGTGCCAGTGCAGACTGAAGCAATGCCTCAAGACCCGTAGCGTAAGTTTCACCGTACGCTCCTGCTTGCTCTGACAATGCTTGTCTCTGACGTTCTGCTGTGGTCATTCCGGGTTGTAACGCATTGAGCAACTGAGCTTGTGGCACGTAGCCAGCAGTCATCATTCCTTGCATATTTCGCAGGTCCATCGATTGTAGTTCTCTAGGGGTCGCTCTAGCTTGCGTACCCATACCAAACATACCAGAAGTTAAACCTTGTAAACTAGCAGCTCTTTGTAGTGCTTGTTGTTGTTCAGCGCCTGACTGTTGCATAGCCATAAGGGACGCTTGATTCAGAGCCTCCGACTGAGCCTTAGCCATTGCTAATTGCTCTGGAGTACCACCAAACTGTGCCGTACGTACGCCTGTGCGTCCCTGAGCAGCCATACGTTGTTCTAAAGCTAAACGCTGACGTTCTTCTTCAGGGGACTGTAAGGCCCTAAGTTGTTCATAAACTTGATCTTCTCTAGCACCTCTGTCCATAGACCCAGCGTCTATAGCTGCTTTCTGTGCTTGTGTCATTAAAGCACCTACACCCCCGTAAGCTTGATTAGCTAGTTCTTCGTACCGAGGGTCATAAGGGGCGGTAGCTTGTTGAGCTAACTGACTTGCACCACCAAACAAAGATTGTTGGTATGCTTGTTCTTCAGGAGAAGTAGCGAGGTTGTACGACATTTGACCCGTCACTGGGTCCCTTGACATGCCGAACTGACCACCAGTAGCAGAAGTAACGGTGTACGGTTGAAACTCCATCATACCCGAGAGTTTATCTGCTAGACCACCTTCTCCTGCAAACTCAGAAAAAGCACGTTCGCCGACTGCTCCTACGTCTTCGTACCCTTTTTTAGCAAAGGCTAATCCAGCAGCTCCTAATGCCCCGCCTCCAATATCAGAAACAGCATCGCCGCCTTTTATCCAATCTTCAAACCAGCCCATTAGTAAGTCCCTCCATTAATCGTCCCAGTTGCCAGTGTCCCAGTAAAGGTCAGCGCGGGAATTGTGACAGTCCCTGTGAACGTAGGACTAGCAGTGTTTGCTTTTGTAGCTATTGCCGTTGCAATGTTGTCGAACTCAGTTTCAAACTCAGTTCCTTTAACGATTTTATTAGGATCTCCCGAAGACAGATTATCTTTGGCGGCAAAATCCGTTAGTTTAGTATAGTTGCTCATATTGTTTTACCTACCAGTGCAAGTACGTTGATTTCCTGTAAAGACAGTTCGTTTCCACTAATGCTAGTTTCCATGCCAATAGTTAAAGTTCCACCACTGCCGTTAGTGTTTACAGCTTCTTTAGACGTTAAAATCCCGTCAGAAAACTGACCTACTGTGTATTCGTCTACATTAAACTCAGCTATTGCTTGATCTTTTAAAGTGATTACGCTTGTGTTGTAAGCAGATCCAAAGTCATAGTCCCACTTTAGTAAAATGTCTAAACTACTTCCACCTACTATCGTCGGTCTAATTTTCTTTAAAAACTTAAGCTTAGAAGGATCACCAAAAGACAACTCAGGGCTAAAGTACTTAAAACTGTACGAACTCCCGTTGTCTAGATACCCTGAGTACTGCCCAATTCCTTGTAAACTTCCTATGAGCAAAGTACCTTCACTCTTTCGTTCATAGCAAGTAAAACCAGTTCCGGGCCAGCGTGTAACTCTGTACGCCCCATTTTCTAATGTTCCTCTTACGTCAAAACAATAGGTAATGTTTTGGTTTACGAAAGTAAGCAAGTAGAAGTTTTCTTCTGGGTGGTACACAGACTTAAAGACTTCATTTGCTTCTCTGAGTACCTGAACAATGTCTGTAGTAATTGTACTGGATAAACTGCTTAGTGGCATGGACTTTTCTTGGATTGTTCTTCCGAAGCTCTTTAAGCCTGTATGAGACAAAAAGATTACGTCTACACCTGTATGTTGTATAGTGTCTCTGCCTACGCAGCCTACACCTACTACTGTGTCTGACAGAGCCATAGTAGCAGGAGCGTCAGCACCGTCATAAACTACGATACTACGTTGTCCAAAGATAATTAATTTATTATTATGAGCAGCTAGTGCGACAACTTCGTCATGACCGTCAGGCCATACTTTAGACAAGTTAATGGACCCAGAGGTCCCGCCTAGCCAGTCATGACCAATCAAAAGATCAGACCAATAAACAGTTGATTTATCCGTAGCAAAGTCAGCAGTCCAGAGTCTACCGTAAGCTGCTAGGACTTCATTCCCGTACATGCTAGAGGTAACACCGGCTGCACCTGTGACTGTGCTTAGTTTTAGTACGTCTCCGTTAGTGCCTCCCGGATTAATAGTAGCAATGTTGTTGTAAATAAGAGGCTCATGACCACGCTGGAAAAAGTAGATGCTGTCGTTAAAGTTAACCATCTTCCAATCATCAGCAGTAATCGTGTAGCTACCGGGAGTCTCATCGACTAACGTGGTTGTACCGCTAAAAATCTTGTTGTTACCTACTGAGAAAATCTCGGTGTTGCCTGCGTCGTCCCTGAACTCCTTGATAGAACTTAAGAAGTCACTGCCTAACTGCGTCTTATCAGTTGTGATGACCAAGTGGCCCTTACGTGCAGCAATACGCCCCCTTTTGTCAATAACAGCGTTGTCTGCTGTTTCAGCAAAAGAAGGGTCCTGAGCTAACGGTGCGTCCTCAGTGTTGATGCCTTTGAACGCAGGTGCTACAAGATTAATACTTTTGAGTTCTTGTGCCATATAAGTACCTTAAGGCGTGTAGAAGATAGTTTCTTCGGGATGTCTAGCAGCGTCCATAGCAATAGCATCGGACAAGTACTTGTTAGCCATTGAGAAGTACTCTTGAGTCGAAGTACCACCTGTTTCTCCACGCTCACGTGTAGCAAAGGCCACAGCAAGATGCACTACAGGCATCGCAGGTATTTTTAGCGTGTCTGTGTCAGCACTTAAGTTAGGATTACGTAAAGCACAGTTAAAACGTAAGGAGTAAACTCCGTCTGGCTTTGGGTAAACATCAATTAACGTGTCTCCGTCTGAATCAACGCCGTTGTACGTGTAGTACAAAGGTGCACCAGAGACAGGGTTGCCTAAAAGAAACTGTGAGTCAAACCAGTTGTTAGTCTGGTACTGCATAGTAGTATTAGACGTGTCATTCAACACGTTTAGCTCTTTGATGTTATTCTGGCTACCAGTTAAAGAGTAGTTAAACACATCAGCAACAGTAGTAATTGTAAGGGTAGTCCTAAGTGCAGACCAGTCCCACGAAGTTTCTACAAGGTCCTTAGCGTCATTAACGATGTCGCCTATTAGTTTGCTGTAGGAATTAGTTTGGACAGAGCTTACTTCTGTTTCACGTATCCTCCTAAGCACGTTATTAACTAAATCTAAATAAGTCATTAGATCATTCCTTTAAACAAACTTTCATTAATGATTCGATCAAGTTCAGTAGTGTAGTCTTTTGGTTGATAAGCTATTCCTGTAAAACCGGGAAGCTGATAAGAAACTCCTCCCATATAGGGCTGTCCAACGCCTAACATACCACCACCAGAGCGCCCACTGCCGCTACCATCGTCATCACCGTCACCATCACCATCACCGTCGCCATCCCCATCACCTTCTCCAGTACCTGTACCTGTCCCAGAGCCATCACCGTCGCCAGATCCATCTCCGTCTCCAGAGCCACCACCGTCTCCATCGCCAGTATCGTCGCCACCACCAGCTTCCCCGCCGTCACCAGTGTCTACACCGTCTCCGTCAGTACCAGCGCCACCTCCGTCTACAGCGCCTCCTGCGTCATCAGTGACACCATCGTCACCACCTAAGCCATCATCAGTGACGCCATCGTCACCACCTGAAGTATCTACATCTGTAGGGACTGTTGATTCTGCTGATTCTGAAGTATCAATAGGAATATCTAGTAAATCACCAACTCCGAAAGGATCGTCTTCGCTTTCTCCTGCATCACCAGAGTCACCAGAGTCACCAGTGTCTCCGCCGGTACTATCACTAGGATCAAAAGTACTTTCAGGAGGTTGCTCTGTTGAAAGAATAATCTCGGGGTCTACAGCCCCACCTTCTAACCAAGCTATTAACTCTTCTTTTAAAGCTTCTTTTAACTCAGGATCAGTTTCAGCTTCATAAGCTTCTTTAATCTGTCTTCCTACAATATCTCCTTCGTTTACTAGTAAAGGATCATCATCAACAGCCCCAACGTCCCTAGTAATAACAGGATCGCCGTTAGCTCCTCCAGCAGCATCAGAACCTCCAGCAGCATCAGTTCCCCCAGTAGTAGCAGTAGTGCCAGCTCCGGCGGTACTAGCGCCTCCACTTTCCTCACCGCCACCACCACCGTCAGCCGCTGATTCATCAACTGCCTCTACGGGTTGTTCTGGGAGAAAAGGATCTACTTCTATGTCTACTTCAGGTTCTGTTATTTCTACAGGTATTTCGTCAATTACTACTTCGTCAACTATAGTTTCTGGTACTAAATCCTCTGCACCAAACACTTCTCCTGTACCTAACTCTTCAGTAGTCACAGTACCCATTAAGTCTGGGTCTGCTTCTAACGGGACTACTTCCTCTGTTATTACGTCTTCTGGTACTTCTTTGTCAGGATCTATTGTACCCGCTACTTCAGATATTAAATCAGTAGCTGTTTCAATTTCTGAGGCAACCGCTGAAACATCTTGATAAATAGATATTATGTCTGAAGCTGTATCTAACAAGTCTTTGGTTTGATCCGCCGTAGCAGCAACATCTGAAAATGTCATTACTCCATTAGCTGTCTGTACCGTACCACCTGCGCCCTGAACTCCACCCGCTAACGCGTTAAGAGCCCCAGTTATTTCTCCCGTAACACCCGCTATTAAAACTGCCTTAATAACAGAACCCATGATCATTCCAACTTTATCAAGAGTAGTGAAAGGTTCTACAGTTTGCTTATATCCTCCTAAAGGAACGTCATCAAACTGTCCTATATTAAGCTCATACTGTGCGCCATCGGGAGAAATAACGCTTATAGGTACGCCAGCTTGTGCAGCAGCAGCCTGTAAAGCACTTGAATATTGTGATTGAACTAAACGGTTTGAAGTTACGGAAACACCTCTTTCGTTACCTTTAGACCCTCCTAAGCCCTGTAAAGGAGCAAGAGATATATCTCCTAAACCTACGTCCTTATCGCCATACCACTCCTTAAGGTTTTCCCATTCTGATGCTAAATAAGAACCGAAATCACTTCCTTCAGTAAACTCTCCTAAACTGTAGGTATCGGCTTTAATAGTTGAAGCTAAGTTTTGAGCACCCCAGTTTTGAATTAGTTGATCCGCTGTGTACGTACCGTCTATTAAACCATTGACAGCGGCAGCGCCCCTTACGTTTCCCCACTCCTGTCTAAACTGTTGTACTCGCTTTTTCTGTTCGTCTGTACGGTCGCCCTGTACACCAAAGAAAGCCTTAGGGTCTGCTACGTCCCACCAAGCTTTAGGCGCATTGCCTATAGAACCCATAGGATCATCAACTCTAATGTTTCTTGTTTGAGTGGCTGGTAAATCCTGTGAAGTTTCTTCCGTTAAAACTTCAAGCATACCACCTTTAGAAGTTCCAACTAAAGTGTCCTGACCTCTTTTAATAGTTCTTTTAGTAGGTGCTGATCTTTTAGCCATTACCTAGACACTCCTGCTTTCTTTTCGTACGTTCGCATAGCGCCCAGCCCTAACATGCCCATCAACACAGGCATCATGGTTTCAAGAGGAACTAGAGGTATCATAATGTCTAACCCAAACAGAGCAAGTACAAAGTTAGAAAAAGGAATCGTAATAAAGTTACCAAACATACCCAAGACACACACCCAACCCACTGCGGGTCTCCATCCAGAAACAAAAAGTGACTTGTGAGCCGCTTCTACTTTGTTGACCTCTAACTGCGCCTTAGCAATTTCTTGCGCGTATTTCTGCGACATGGTTGCAATTTCATGCGCCAACTTGGCCTTAGTGTCAGCGTCAGGTATAAACTTGTCTAGCAAGCTTGTGACTGGCCCTATAAGCTTATCAATCATTCCTTTTGTTCCACAAGTCAAACAAAGTTTTAAGCTTTTCTTCCACCACGTCCATACGAGACATTAGCCTACCCAATGTAAGGACAAGCACAATAAAGCCCACAAAGATGGGCCAAATTGATCCAATAAGATCAATGTACTCCACATTATAGTTCCTTCTTTTTATGGATTAAGTTTTGTACTGTGTTTGTCTCAACAATTCTAATGATAGTCCATATAATGCTTAAAGCAGCGGCCACAGCAGGCAGCCAGCCCATAAGGGTTGACACCGTAGTTGTTACTGCTATTACGTCTACTGCGGCTTTTGCTTCTTCTTGCATTACTTCTTAGCCTTTCCGATAACCAATGCACCAATTTCTAAAAACTTGTACAACTTACCAATGATCTTGTCGTCTTTAGGAGTAGGAGTGAGTGCTGTAATGGCGCTACAGGCCGTTACAAGGGCTGTGAGGGCGTTAATATAGTCTAGTATTAGCATTACCAAGGCACTCCCGTGGCTTGCGTTGGGTTCTTCTGTAGCTCAATCTGAGCCGCTAAGGACGCTTCTATGGCGTCTTTGTCAACACCTGAGTCAAAGCACCATGACAGCGTTAAGTCCTCTGTAATCGAATCATAAGCCACCCAGTCAGGGCTAGACGGATCTGGTGTAAACCCGCAAGTGCCGTAGTTGGTCGCTGAGAAGTCACCATCAACTGCTGTAGCTCGCCAGTGGGCAACGACTACGCCGTCATCACTGAGTTCACGTTCTAAAGTTGAGATTGTCCAAGTTGTCATATTTGTCTCCTGTTAAATTGCTGCGATGATGAAGGCTAAAAGTTCTGAATAACGCACGCCCATACGGCTACGTTCTTCACCAGTTTCTTCGTCTGTCCAAGTGCTGTGAATAAACATTGCGTAGTCACCTGCGTCTAAGCCTTCAGCTTCAAAAGCAGCCTGTAGGTCTTGAGCGATGATTCCAAAGTGTGTACGAGCTTCGTCGCCTTTTTCTGCTACTGAAGACTTCCAGCGGAACTTACGTAGTAAGCCTTTAGCGGCTACAGCGACACGTTGCTCTGCGTCAGACAGTGCTTCAATGTCTTGCTTTTCGTTACGGTCAGAGGTTTGGATAGTGCCGTTGGTGGCGTAAATGTCTCTGAAGCGAGAGGCGGAGTAACCTATATCATGAAGACCATCAGCAATAGCGCCAGTAGTAGTTACTGGAAAAATAGTTGCATTAGTCGCGTTGTAATAGCTTATTTTAAAACCACCCGCCGATGGACCAGAAAAGTATATGGTTCCGCCATCAGTACCAATACTACCTACGGTTGCGTTGTCTTTGCGGAATTGAAGAATGCCTCCGTCGGTAGTTGTCCTATTAAAATAACCACAAAAATCACTAACGCATGAAGTTACGACATATCCTGTGGGATTTAACTCAGAACCTATAAAAGAAGAACCAACAGAAGTCTTACCCACCAATAAATTGCCCGAGGCATCGATGACAGCAGAATAGCTTAATGTAGGACTTGCCCCTGTTCCTGCGCGTCTAAATGCAAATGACCCGTCGGTACCAAGCTGCACTACACTGCCGCCAACTGCTGCATTTCTATTTACCCATGCACTGCCATTAAAATAAGTGTTGTTTGAAACTAAGTTTCCTGCCCCCCCTAAGTGCATTTGGCTAGTTGAACTGTAAAAAGCGGTTAGTGGGATTTCAGCACTAGGCGTACTCGTCCCGATTCCTAAATTGCCCGACGTATCCAGCGTCATATTGGTTTGAGGCGTAGCAGCGGTTCCTGCTGTACCTGCTGGAGCAGTAGCCCAAGAGTGTATGCCGTTGGTTATTTGATACTTACCTACTGCAACAGAGCTAACCGTATATTCTTGAGTTGAAGTTCCGTCCCAAATCAACCCACTCATAAAATGGGTATCTGCTGCGCCACGACCTGTTATACCAGAGCCAGTGTTTCCGATTTCCAGTGATTTAAAAAACGAGTCGGCACTAGGAACCACCCCGATTCCCACGTTGCCCGAGGAATCGATGCGCATGCGTTCTGTGTTGCTAGATGTATTGCTAAAAGTAATATTGTCTGCGCTATCAACACTTATACTTCCACGAATAGTGCTACCAGCCGCAAATCTCCACGTAAGATTGTTGCCTTGGTATAAATCAACATTGCCTGCGCTGTCTATGCGCATGGCTTCTTGAGTAGTACCTGACTGCCTAGTATCAAACCGTAAATAGCCATTGGAAGCATCTGTGCGCTTTCCGTAAATCGCTGCGTGTGCAGCCGAAGTTGCCCACCCACTTGTTGTGCTTTGGAAAAACACACCCTGACCAGAGTCGGCTGCTGTGCTGTTGGCTGTTAGAAATAAATCACCAGACATGCCGTGAATCAAAGCCGCTGGCGAAGCCGTCCCGATTCCCACTGAGCCATCTTCCTGCACTCTAAATAACTCAGTACCACCTGAAGTCCCAGTTCGGTCTTTACCTATAACGAAGTCTTCGCCAGTATTGGTACCGTCTGAATCTATATTTATGAACAAGCTGGCAGGCGAGTTGATGACGCCGTTATGACTCCCATTATCGTCCAGCTCCAAAACGCCATTTGTGGAAACCAGTTTTTGAGCTGTAAGCGTACTACTTGCCGTGACGGTGCCCGTGACATTCACATTGCCACTAGGGTTTAAACCTAGTTCAAGAACAGTACCACCTGAGTTTTCAGTGTACAAACGTCCATTAGTTAAGTCTACGGCAAGCTCTCCAGCTACCAAATCGGAGGCTGTGGGAGCACCTGAGCCGTTTTTAGTTACAATTGTTGTAGCCATTGTTTAGTTCCCTTGTTAGTAAGTGCCGCCTGAGAGCGTACCAGTTGTCATGTTGTCTGCGTTTAAAGTTGAGTTTGACTGTAGTGCTGAGTCTGCTAGAGTACCCTGTGCTGCCGTAGCATAAGCAGAAGCAGCAGTAGTAGCCGCTGTGCCTAAACCTAAGTTAGTTCGGGCAGTTGCTGCATTAGCTAAGTCAGATAGATTGTTAGCTTTTAGTGCCGAAGCTGCTAAGGTTGCTGCCGCGTTTGACTCACTTGTGGCCGCTGCGGTTGCGCTGGCTGCTGCATTAGTTTCGCTCGTAGCCGCCGCTGTTGCACTGTTAGATGCGTTGGTTGCGGAGGTTGCAGCGTTGGTCGCGGAAGTAGCAGCATTAGTTTCAGACGTAGCAGCAGCCGTCGCAGAGTTACTAGCGTTTGTAGCCGAAGTTGCTGCGTTTGTAGCCGAAGTCGCTGCATTTGTTTCCGATGTTGCAGCATTGGTTGCACTTGTGCTTGCCTCCGTTGCTTTAGTAGTAGCCGTAGTGGCACTTGCAGATGCGCTCGTGGCGCTTGCGGCTGCATTGGTTTCTGAAGTTGATGCGTTAGTCTCACTAGCCGCTGCGTTAGTAGCACTGGAAGCTGCCTCAGTGGCCTTAGTTGACGCTGTGCTGGCACTGGTGGCTGCGTTGCTTTCACTTGTCCCCGCGTTAGTGGCGCTGGTTGCTGCATTAGTTGCACTGGTGCTGGCTGCTGTAGCACTCCCAGACGCATTTGTGGCGCTTGTGGCGGCTTCTGAGGCCTTAGTAGTAGCTGTGGTAGCACTGGCCGCTGCGTTCGTCTCTGACGTTCCTGAGGCGGTTGCAGAGGCTGCTGAATTAGTGGCGCTTGTAGCTGCGTTAGTCTCACTGGTTGCAGCAGCAGTTGCACTATTGCCAGCGTTAGTTTCAGAAGTTGCAGCATTGGTTGCGCTGGTTGCCGCTGCAACAGCATTATTAGCCGTTGCTACTACGTCTCCGTCTATAGAAGATGCACTTGTTGCAGCAGCAGTAGCTGAGTTAGCTGCGGCTGTGGCTGAATTAGCAGCCTCGTTTGCTTTAGTTGAAGCAGTCGTTGCGTCGATACCGACTTGAGACGCTACAGCATCTGTAGTCGCATCTCCAGTACCACCTGTACCTCTAAAGATACCCATAGACTGCTCCAGCTAAAGAAAACAAAATAAAGAAAAGAAAAAAGGGGGCCTAAGCGACCCCCATAGAGTTCATTACTCAGCAATAGCGAGAACGAAACCAGCTTCAGGACGATACACCTGAACACCGTACAGACAATCAGCCGTGTACAGAGTTGACAAGTATTCCTGCTTGTACTGGGTTTGTGAGCGTACTGACTGCTGCTCTGCAAGGACAATAGCGTCTTTGTGGAACAAGAGTGCAGCACGAGTATCAACAGAAGAAGCAGTGTTATCAGCAGCAGCTTCGATAGTAGCACAGTTAGCAGACACATAAACGTCTACGCCGTACAAGTTACCAATAAGCCCTGAGTTTACAGTGCTGCCAGATACGAAGTCAGAAGACACGTATCGGTCAATACCCATGATCGTGTTACGAACAGAAGGTGGGATAATAAGTACACGATTTTCCATCGGTACGTTATTGTCGTCTAACTTCTGAATCATGTTACGGAAGAAGGCATCAGTAAACACGTCACTTGCGTCCATCGTGTCGTCAGTGTACTGAGTCGTCGTACCGTTGTCATTGAAGAAAGCACCAGTGTGCTGGTAGTCAGTAGGCGCTACTGAACCTGAGAACACAACTGCACCACCGTCACCAAAACCAGTACCACAAGAGTGCAAGTCTGCATCAATTTTGGTAGCCAGAGCGTAACCAGCGTCTTCAGTGTAAAACTGACGTAAACTGTTGAGAGCTTGTACTTCAACGATGTCTTCGATGAGACGTGAGTACTCAAAGTGTCGATCGATGTCAACGGTCAGTTCGCCTTCGGTGTTAGCAATGATAGTAACTGCGGTATCAGCAGCCTTAGCATTTGCGTCGCCACGTACGGGCTTAGGAATGTGAAGCTTGTCGCCTTTCTTGCCACTCATAGCGAGCTTTTTGACAAGAGGAGCCATCTTCAGGTTTTTTTGGTAAGCAGCGATAATCTCATCACTCCAGATTTCTGGAATAAAAGTACCTGCTTCAGTTTTTGCGGTAAAACCCCCCGCGCCGGGATAAGTTGCAGTAGCCATGTCAATTTCCTTTTAGATTACTTGACTCGACCCTCCGCGTACGCTCTAAAGATTTCCTCTGATAAAGCTTGGTAACGCTCGGGGTCCGTTTTCATTAGTTTAATAATGTCGGCCCTACGATATACTTTTCTACGACTAGCCTCACCGCTACCTTGCATGTTACCCGTATTAGCTGCCTTGATTTGTTGCTTACGTGCTTGTTTCTCAACCTTCACGGTTTGTTCTGCTACTGTTTTACGCTCCTTCCAGAGTGAAAACAGTTCATCAGCAGCTTCAGCATTAAATTGTTGGTCAGCTTCTACGAACAACTGAGTCCTAATTTTTGAAGCTTTAATCCACTCAGCAAACTTAGGGTCCTTAAGGATATCCTGCATGTCTGGATGCTTGTTATTAAGCACTGCCAGAGATGATTGTTTTTTGTAGTGAGTAGAGTACTCCTGCGCTTCTCTAATCTTAGGATGGTTCTCAATAGCACGATTGACGGCTGCTTGAGGGTCCGTAAAATAGTCAATATCGTCTTCAGGCTCAACGTACTGTTGAGGTGCTGGTTGCTGTGTTTGACTACTTATGTAATCGTCCACAACCTTACGAAGTTCTCCTACTTCAGAGGATTGACGCCCTAGAAGCTTCTCAGCCTCTTGGTGCATCTGCACGACTTCTTCTAAAGACTTGCCTTGGTATTTCTCTGGTACTGTAGGTTCTTCTTGAGGTTGCTCAACAAAGTCTTCTTGTTGAATCTCTTGTACTTCGTTTTCTTCGGTTTCTTGCACAGTTTCCTCTTCAGGCTGTGAATCTACCATTGTCGCTCTAGACATAATTAAACTCCGTGAACTTAGTCATTATGGAGATTGAGGTTTTCTACCTGCTTGTTCGTGTTCCTTTACCCACTTCATGTGTCTACCGGGGAAGTCCCCAGAAGCTCCATTAAGTATAAAAGGCGGGGCAGACAGCATTTTTGTAGCTCCTGCGCCACATTCGCACCTACTCGTTGAGTCACAGGAGTTTACAAATTTTTCGTATACGTGTCCGTTTTCACAACGGAAGTCATATACTCTAATCATCTACTTCTTCTTCTTCTTCTGCTTGCTCTCTGGACACTTTAATGGTGTTTTCCAGATTGATTACAGAAGCTAAGGCAGCAACTTGCCCCTTACGGAATAAGAAGTCTTCAGTGTCTTTGACTGTCTGAATGTCAGACAAAGTAACTGCATTATTAGAAAGCTCTTGAATGAGTTGTTTGAAACCTTCAGTATTGAAGAGTTCGTTGTAGTTGTTAAAGTAAGTTTCAAGCTCAGGCTTCATAAGTTCTCTTTAGTTGATACTATAGTTAATAGTATAGCATATTTTTAGGTTAAAGTCAAGGAGTATTTAGTAGCCTTTTTTCATCGGCTTCTTCTTGGGCTTAGGCTTAGGCTTTGGTTTTGCCTTTGGTTTCGCTGGTTTAGAACCGTACATCATAGATTTCTCCTTTGCTGTTTTAGAAAGTTCGTCGTAGTGGTACAACTTTTTAGAGGTAGCGCCATGAGTAGCACCTGAGTGTACTTCACCATTAGGCATCTTGTGTGTGCCTCCTGTGTGCTTAGAGCCGTCTCTAAAATAGTGGGGTACACCTTTAGCCATCATTTTTTCCTCTTTTTGGCTGTTTTGGCTGCTTGTTGGAAGGCTTTAGCACTGGGTGCACCTTTGGAACCCGGCTTACGCATCTTCTCCTTACTACCCGCAGCGATTCGTTTGCGTTTTGCGTGGATATTATCATATAGACCTGCCACTACCATTTCTCCTTGTTTGCCCAGTACGCTGGCGACATCTTACCCTTTGCAATGTTTTTTGCATGACGAGCCTTAAATGACTTGCGTCTGGCTTTTTCTTTCTCAGACTTAGGGGCTTTACCTGCACCACTAACTCCTTGCTGTCCAAACCTAATGGTTTTAATTTCGTCTCCTTCTTTTGCCACTACTACGTGCGACTTAGTCGGATGGTTAGGAGTCCTCTTTGGCTGATTGTACCCGCTTACTCCCGCCCTTTCCAACCTTGGGTCCTTCTCCTTTGGCATTACTCCATTCCTCCATTTTGCGTTCTAATTCCTCTAGGCGGTCCCATTGGGGCTGGAGGTATTTCTTGACTTGGTCTAGGAGAATTGTTAGTTCTTTGTCCGTTAGCATTTTCTGTACCTTTGATTTGTCTTTCTTTTAAAAGAGTTTCTGCAACGCGCATACGTCTTTCAAACTCTTTGTCCTCTTGGTCGCCTTCTCGCAAGTTTCTTGTAATTGCGCTAATACGATCAATTTCTAGCTCCATAGGAACTGCCTGTGCTTCAGCAGCCAGCTTAGTAGCCCTTGCGGCAGACTCTTGAGCCTGAGCCGCTAGAGCTGCTGTCTGGGACTGCTGGAACTGCATCTGAGCTTGTTGTGCTGCCTGAGCCATCTGCTGTGCTTCTGGGTTAGGCTGCGTAGCTTTCTGCATTGCTGCAAGTAGTTCTTCACGGTTAGACAAGTTCATGTTGTCAATAATAGACTGGATTAGCGTGTTGTACAACGGAGAGTCTTTTTCCATAGTCTGTAGTAGTTGTACAAGCTGAGTTACTTCGTACTCTCTAGCCATGATACCTAAAGTACTACTTGCGTTGAACTTGTAGTCAGCGACAGGGTAGTTCTCAGGGTCAAACTGCATGTAACGATAAGCAGCCTTCTTGACAAAAGGAATTAAGAAAGCCTGCTGGAAGTTGATTAGAGTACGTTTATGCCTTTTAATAATAGCACCAAGAGACATACTAATGCCAGAAGCCGTAGCTTCTCCATTAATTGAACCCGCGATTCCAGCAGAGTCAACCGCACCAGTAGCTTGTTGTACCATCTGCTGTAGAGCACCCGCCTGAGCAAACGTGATTTGACTAACTTGTCCAAAGTTAAACGGTTGTAAAATTTCACGCGGGTCTCCACTGGTTAGAATCATCTTGCCCGGACGTACTTCTGGTTTAGCACCTCGTGGCATCCTAGTGGCGTCTACGGCTAACATAGGATGAGTCGTGAGGCTCAGAGCGTCGATCCTAGCGCGTAACTCAGCGTCCAAAGCCTTCTGTGAGTTGTAACCCTTTTCACACACACCACGACCCCAGAACCTAGAGGGAACTACGTCCCAAGGGAAGGCTACGATAGGTCTGTCCTGCATCATGTAAGGGTTAGCCTCGGCTTTCAACAAGACACCACCATTGGCAACTACTACGACTGCTTCTACGTACTTTGACTTGCTTTTGGAGTCTTCTACTAACTCTACTTCTTCTACTTCATCGTCATCACTGTCGTCTTCATCGTCCTTAAAGGCGTTGTCAAGTAGTTCTCTGGGGACTAAACCGTAGTACTTCGTAAGACGTACTTTGTCGTCAGTGTACATGGTTAAGTCTTGGTCAGGCTCTAAGTTAGAGTCAGGAGCAGCAATACCTACGTGAACGTCTCTGTAAACCCCTTGTTCCTGTAGCATCTCTACCTGATGTAAGCTTACGAACTCATCTACGGCAACACCCATAGCGTCGTCTATGCTTGTTGCTACAGGGTCAATAAGGAAGTTCTGAGGCATCACAGGCTTAAGTTTTACCTTGACACGCTCAGTAATGTTGACGCCGACTGCCGTTAAGTCACCACCCATGATAGGCTGTGTAGCTGGTGCCATCTCTTTCATTTCTTCGATGACAATCTCGCCAACACCTGTACCAAACACAGCAGCATTAATAAGACACTCTGCTACTGCCTTACGGACTTTACAGTCCTCAAAGTCTTCCGTTAGTTTGTTTCTTAGGAATAACACGTCTTGACGCTCTGTATCACCCATGTTGTCAGCTATGTCGAACCACTTGCCTCTTCCAAAAGTAGCTTCCTCAAGTTCTGCTACGTTAGACTCCACAGCTTGCTGAAGAGCAGGGGCAATGATACGGCTTCTTTCTGATTTACGTTCTGAGTCAGCAGGGTCCCAGATGCCTCTCCAGAGCCTGTAGTACTCATCAAAACGTGCTTCGTAGTTTGACTCGTAGTTGTCACGCCAGTCGTCACACTTAGTCATTACCCAGTCTTCGATAGTTTCTTCTATCAACAAGGGGTCTTGTTCAAATAGTTCGGTCATATTAGTATCCTGATACTACGTCTAAAATTTCATAGTCATCGACTTCATAATCATAGTCGTACGCTACGTGTGCAAGCTGGTCTATGTAAGCTAAAGCATCTATCAAGTCGTCGTGAGTTAGTGCGTCAGGGAACTGAAAAAGTTGGTCTAAGAACCTAGAGTTCCACTCCCCTTTCTTAAGTGTTACAAAGCCATTCTCAAACCGCCCCTGTAACGCCCACATGACCCTGTCAGTCTTCTTTTTATTTCCGTGGGTTAGTTCCTCGACTCTAAAGAACGTCCCGTGACGCTTCTGTAGGTCCATCAGAGGGGACATTACTGCTTGCTTTGCGATACCCCTTTCAATACCTACGCTAACTGGTTCGTAGTCTCGGACTGCTTGGAATATCTTAGCTGCTGTTTCGTCGAGAGTCCACCTACCGTAAATAATGTTTTCAACAAACCAACCATTAGGATTTACTTTTACTACAGCAATGGCCGTCTCGTCAAGCCTAGTGTTCTTTGTACGCTTCTTGTTTACTTCTTCAAAACCAGCTAAGTCAACTGCAATGTAGTAGTCTCCTTCACCACTACTTTCTTCTCCGAACTTTACCCAGTCCTCTTTAAACATTTCTGACCCACGAGCTTCAAATGACGCCATAAATTCCTGACGAAACGCATAGCTCGACATAGACTTCTTAGCGGTGTCAATTTCATTTGGGTCCAAGATTGGGTTGTCATAGGAAGTAAAGTGCCATGCTTTGTAAGTCTCGTCGTCACCTATCTCTGCGTATTTATATAAGTCGTAGAAGTGGTTGCGACCCATTGGTGTTCCAATGAACATCGCACAGCCCTTCTGGTCAGCCAAGGCAGGTCTTAGGATCTGCTCAAATACGTCAGGCTTCATGTCTGCGTACTCGTCCAACACAAGGAACTTAAGCGACACACCACGCATAGTCTCTGGTCTGTCGGCCCCTTTGAGGCTTATGGTTGCACCGTTAATTAACTTAATCTGCAAGTTGTTAATGTGGCTACCTGAGATCACAGGGTGGCCTAAGTCTAACAAGGTCTGCCACATGATGTCACGTGCCTGTCCCTGTGTTGGCGCTACGTAGAACACGTGGCCTCTTTCGGCCTGCAAAGCGTTTACAATCAGCATCCATGCAGCAAGTCTGGACTTACCTGTACGTCTACCTGCTGCTACAATCTTAAATCTAGTGTTGTCTGCCCAGACCTCTTGTTGCCACGGCAGTAGCTCAATGTCAAGATCCATTAAAGTTATTAAACTGTGTTGTTGCAGGGAGTAAATCAAAAGTTACTACTACTTCGACATTTCCTGAACTACCTGAAGATGCCTTAATGATATCGTTAGGCTGTAGAACAAAAACTGCTCCTCCATCAATAATTAAGTTTGCTTTGGAGTTTACGTTAGTTCCGTTGTAAATATAAACATCAGGAGTAGGGCTAGGCTTATCCACGTAAAGAGTTATGGAGTTAGTGGCGTTGCCTAAATTAGCAACAAAAACTAAATTCCAGTGAGCTACGTAACCGTTAGGAATAGTAACAACGGTTTGAGTACTGGTATCAGTTAGATTTATATTTTTAGTATAAAGCATTAGTACAGCCACATTACAGGAGTAGTACCACGTGTGTCCACGTGAACAAAGGACTTAGCAATTCCTATGCCCGTGAAATTAAGGGCTAGAGCTTGTTTTACGATGTCGTATCTTTGGGATGCACTGGTGGCTTTGATGTCTGCTGCAATGCCTTGGGCATGGGTCCCCGGAACTTCCTTGGCAGCTTCTATAGGATGTTCTATGGGGTGTCTATAACCACTCGTTATGACAAACGGGAACCCACACCCAGCACGTAAACGATCAAGTTTCTGTAGGAACTCCGGTTCCATCTTGTTTTCACCAGTGACTTGGCAGTTGAACTCATCTAATGTAAAGTACTTAAGACTCATTCACTACTTCTCCTTCGATAACGTCACTGTCGTCGCTTACGTCTACAGTACCAACACCAGTAATGTTGATCTGTATGGCGTTTCTACCACCGTCCTTCACTACTTCTCGCTCAAATGCACCTACAGGCAACATACGGTCCATAATTAACTTCCAAGCAGAAGCTTGATTCTTATGGTCGTTGTCTAAGGCAGCATCAAAAATAGTCTCAAGGACCTTTTTAGACTTAGGGGAAGCCAACATACGAGATTTGTACTCGTTGATTATAGCGGCGTCACCCTTGGGTCTACCCACTTTACCCTTGTTACCGGGTTTTACAGCGGCTAACTCTGACTTACGGGGTCTGCCACGACCTCTTTTTTTAACTTCGGAAAGTTCAGTGGTCATAACACAAATTGTCCCTAATTACAACAATAGTATAACATAAGTCTTCACATAAGTCAAGCTATTTATGGCTTAGTAGCAGTGGTAGTAGTAACACGAGTGAAATCATGGGCTTACACGTGTTTAATTAAGGCTCCTTTTTCCTAGTTTTCACCTTTTTTGTGCTTGAGTGGCTACTACAATTGTCAACACAAGTCAACCCCCGCCCCCGGCCTAACATTGGCACGACTTTTGCATGTCCAAAGTTGGCACGAGTCTTGCTAGGGCGCAGAGTTGGCACGAGTATTGCATGGGGCAACCTGTGGATAACCTGTGGATAACTATTGGCACGACTCTTGCATGTCCAATGTTGGCACGTGTTTTGCTTGTGTTGCAACATTCGTGCCAGGTCCAA